CCACCGAGAACTTCTGCTTGATCATTATACGAGAAGGGTTGACTTTGTGAAAGAGAATGGATTTAGTAACCGCTTGGGTTACGAACCCGGCAAGAAAAAACCGAGAGGACTGGACAACTTCAAGTATGAATATTTCACATCAGAAGTTCCAATTGTCGATATTAAGCACGGCAAGAATATCACACCGGGCAGATTCAAACTTAATCAATATCGATGCAGAAAACGAATTGAAAGCTCGTTTGACTTACGGGATGAAATTCCAATGTGGGGCGAAACAAAAGGCAGATTCGACGAATTTTTAAGGGAGCAGTTGGATGGCGTATCCTAAACACAAGCCGGTTCCAGAAAGAAAGATGCACAGAAACAGTACGGAAGGACACGACACGATCTGTCAGTATTTGCGTGATATTTATAACATGACAAACAATTCAGAAATAAAAATGAAGTGTCGAATAGGCATGGCGATGACGAAAGCAATGCATGAGAAATTAAAGGAGTATAAGAAAAATGCCGACTAAAATCACATGCGCAGTTCAAGAAGACAACACCATTATAATCACAACGGCGTTTACAGATTCAGATGGCGATGCTGTTATACCAAACGCTGGACTTACATACACTTGGTCAGAACCAGACGGAACAGTAGTTAACGCAAAAACTGCCGTGGGTATGACAGAGGCCGCGACAATTGCCACTGAACTAACTGGCGACGATTTAGCAAATACTGGCGCCAACGATTCAGGCGTCAGATTCTTTTCAATAGATGGTGACTATGACAACGCTCCGCTTTCAAGTATGAGTCTTGATCAGACAATCATGGTTGTCATAGATACACAGCGACCAGTTGGCCTATATGAAATGAAAGAGCATCTATACGTCGAGCAGTCAAACACAGACGATGATTTATATATTAGCAGGTTAATTCAAACAGCAAGAGAACGTGTCGAGCAAATAACCAGAAGGAAGTTAATAACGCAAACAGTGACAGAATACTTCGATGAATGGCCAGATTGCGGATATTTTGAACTAAAATATGGCAGTTTGATATCGGTAACGTCTGTCAAGTATGATGATACAGACGACGCTTCAACAACTTGGGGTGCGGCAAACTATCTCGCAGAAACAAATATGACAAACGAGAATCAGAAAGGGCGCGTGTTTCTCGGATATGGTAAGTCTTGGCCGACGACTACGTTGCAGGTCAGCGCACCGATAAATATAATTTACTCCTGCGGTTACGGCACAACCTCTGCCGATGTGCCAGCAAGTATTATTCACGCCATAAAAATAATGGTTGCTGATTGGTACGAACAAAGAGAATCGACAGGATTGTCTACCATGTCAACATATGATTTTAATACTATTAACCATCTACTGAAACCGTATATATTATGAGAGCATCAGACAGACGACATCGCATAACGATTGAGGAAAGAACCGAAGTGGCTGACACCGCTGGCGGGTTCACCACCACATGGTCAACCAAGTATTACTGCCGCGCCGCGATTTGGCCAATCGCTTCCAACGAAAGAATAGAAGCGCATAGGCTTGAACACACAACGACACACAGAATCAGAATTCTATATCGATCAGACATTGATTCAAGTATGAGAGTAAAATATGGATCTCGTTATTTTAGGATAGACAGTATTATAAATCCAGACGAACGCGGAAAATTGCTGGACATACTTGCTACCGAGGGCGACACCTGATGAAAGCAGACATTAAAATAGATTTCAATATGCGCTTGTGGAAAAAAGAAACGCTGAAGCTGGCAGACGGTCTAACGAAGGACACTGCAAAAAGAATGGTAAAGGAAACACGGCGTGGTCTGATGCGACACAGGGACATAACACTTCGCCGCGGCGCAAGGGGCTTGTTGGGAACGATCAGGTTTAAAAAGGCCAACTTTAAAGACAGTAGAAGTATCGGCAAGGGGTATATTGCTGGTGTGTTTAAAAAGGGACAGACAGGAAAGTGGGAAGACACTTTCGGAGCGCAGGCGTACTTCTTGGAATACGGTCACGCGGCGCCGGGGTTGGGGAAGTACAGTTCTTACTTGGAGGGGCGTGATGATGAGATGGCAGAATGGATGCGCAGACGTAAGGGTCGGCACAAAACCAAACTCTATCGGTATAAGTTTGAAGAAATAAAAAAAGTTGTTGAAGCACGACCGTTCATTGGTCCAGCCATGAGAAAGGTTACAAGAGAAGTAAAGAGCATTCATCCCGGTATGGTCAGGGATTGGGTCAGTAGTTTAAACAATCGTAGTGGACGCGGCACTGTTTGGTTTGGAAGGGAAAGAATGAGATGAAAGCATTGCAGATTGGCATAGTGGCTGAAACGGTAGGCTCGAATCTGGCGACCAACGTGGGTAGTAGAATATACTTTATGGAGCCACCGCAGAACATATCGTATCCATATGTTACGTTTTATTTTCCAACTGAATTCACGAACGACTACTTCAATGCCAAACCAAACATGGAGGAAGTGTCGGTAACGTTTGATATATTCAGCGACGGCGCCAAATCGTCAGTGGAGTGTGGCAATCTATATGAAGATTTAAAAGCGGCGTTCGATAGTTGTGCGTTAACCGTGACCGGTTTTACCCATATATCTATGGAGCGCACCGGTGCTATACTATTAAGAGATCCGATAAATTCATTGTGGCAGTATAGTGTAGACTATGATGTGGTGTTGGTTAAAACATGAATAAGATTTTCTATTACATAGACGAAGTAGAAACACTGCTGGCAGGCAAGTTCACGCCGCCGGTATCGGTAGAAATAGATCCGTCCACACAGTGCATGTTGTCTTGTAGTTTTTGTTTTTATAGAGACTATCTGGAAAAACACAATAGTCTGATGGATATGGATGTTTATACAAATCTGGTCGATGAACTGCTTGAGTTAAAGGTCAAATCTATCACGTTGACAGGTGGCGGCGAGCCGTTGATACATCCAAACATAAACAGCATGATTTATCAAGCAGACGTTTATGGCATAGAGGTCGGTTTGATTACCAACGGCATACTTCTAAACAGAATAATGAAACCAGACCTTTTAAAGTTTATCAGAATATCGTTAGATGCTTCTAATCGGAACATGTATCATGGTATAAAAGGCATGGACTACTTTGATCATGTGATAACGAACATAAAAAACCTGCGAGAAAAAACAGATACGACCATCGGCATCAGCTATGTGGTGTGTGATGATAATAAATCCGGCATAGAAGAAATGAAAGTACTTGCAGACAGGCTTGAAGTTGACTACCTGCAAATAAAACCAGTTATAACAAACTCAGAAGTACGCCAAATTGACGTACAATGTGATAAAAATACAGTTATAACGCAACGCTACGCTCCTAAAACTAAGTTACCGTGTGTCATAGCAGGTTTAGTGGGCGTAGTGGCGACAAATGGAGATGTTTATTATTGCTGTCAGCACAGAGGGAATGAAAAGCATGTGCTTGGCAACCTAAACAACTCAGACTTCAGAAGTATATGGAGCAAGCGACAACAACACGATGTTGACGTTTCAAAGTGTCCACCGTGCAGATATATGAATTATGCAAAGTCTTTTACCAAATTCAAAGACTCAATGACAGCAACTCAAGAGCATAGGAATTTCCTATGAAGGGAGCAAGAACTATGAACTTAGACGGAAAGATCGACATACTGATTCCAACGACACGACCGAAGTTATTGAAAAGATGCTTGAAGGCAATCGAAGAAAACGCAGGTATACCAGAAGATCAGTATGATATTTACACAAAGACTGATTTTAAAAAGATCGGATGTCCGTCGATGCTATGTGACATGACAAACGAAACCAGCCATCAGTATGTTTGTTTCGTCGGCGATGATAGTATACCAGAAAAAGACTTTCTAAAGAATGCGCTTGACGCCATGAAAGAGCTTCCAGACAAGTGGGGGTTGGTCGGCTTCTGCAATACCTTTAATGGTGTTGCGACAAACAACACAGCCGGACATTTTTTGGCAGATAGAAGAATACTTCCATTATTAGACAATGAGTTTTTTCATCATGGATACAGGCATGGCCATTGCGACACAGAAATGACAGAACGAGCCATGGAACATGGTAAGTATTGTTGGGCGGCAAAAGCAGTAATTGAGAACCCGCACCCAATCTGCAACTTGATAACTGGCGGCGAACGCGATCCAATGGATGAAACATATAATATGATAGATGATAGAAAAATCCAAATGCTGGATCAGAATTTATTTTATGAAAGAAAGGCTGAACGTTTGCAAAGAATAGCAATCGCCATACCGCTTGCTGGTAGAAAGGCAGACAATCAATTCTGGCTGTCTTTTATAGGTATGAAGAAACCAAACTTTATACTGCTGACGCCAAGTCTTGAAATATATGATTTCCCGCAAAACATTGCAGACGTTAGAAACGATCTTGTTTTTCAAGCACAGGCAGAAGGCGCCAAAAAACTTATCATGCTTGATACTGACCAAGTGTATCAAGATGATACAATCGAAAAACTTCTGTCACATGATGCGACGATGGTAGCCGCACCAGTACACAGAAGATATCCGCCGTTCGATATTATAATGTATAGGGGCGAGCTTGGAAAGTATGCGCACGTTGCAGACGAAGAAATTTATTCTGGCGATTTAATAGAAGTGGATGCCATTGGAACCGGTTGTGTGTGCTTTGATATGTCAATATTCAGAGAACTTGAATTTCCATGGTTCGAATTATCGACAGACAAGGACCAACCAATCGGAGAAGATATTTACTTCTGCTCAAAAATGAGAGACGCCGGGCATGAAATATGCGTTGACACTTCCATCGAAATAGATCATCTTGGAACAATGGTAGTAAACAAATCAACGTATCAGATATATAAAAAGTTGATGGGGTTCGAGTGGAGAACCGATAAAGAAGTGGAGCCAACGGAAAAAACAGGAGATTAGAAAAATGGCAGTTTACACAGGGTATAATTGTTCGGTCAGGTTAGGGGCTACCGCCGTAGTCGGAATCGGAACGTGGACAATTGCCGGAATTAATGCAGATCAGATGGACTCTAGCGATTTCGGCGACAATTGGAAAAGTTTTGCTTTCGGCATGAAAGACGGTGGCACTATTACTTTCAGTGGATTATTGGATGCCAGTGATACTGCTGGACAGCAAGCGTTGTGGTATATCAACAACGAAAATACGGACGTGACAGACATCAGATGTTACGTCAACAGCACTTCGTATTTTATTCCTTGCTCATCCGCTGGATACTTTTCACCGACGACAACTTACGGCGCAGACACGATCACCAGTAATGTGAACATCACATCTCTTGAGATTGGAGCGGAGAAGAATTCTCTCTGTACTGTTTCGTTCACGGCTAAAGTGTCGGGGTCGATGGTATTAATTTAATAGTTTTGCAGGGAGCCACTTTGACTTTTCGGTACCGCTCCCGCCGGGACTTCTCGGCTCCCTGCAAATTCAAAACAACGGGAGCATTAAAAAGGGGGCAGTATGGCTATGCGATTTGATTTAGACAATTTAAATCCGGGTGTGTGGTTCGAGTTCGACGACAAATCATTTTCAGTAGAAGTAAGAATGTGCGCCGGGCAGGACTTGGAAAGTATTTTTAAAAAGACACAGAAAGAACGTGTCGAGTATAAAAGAAACGGCAGGTTTGAATATCTTGATATCGATCACGATAAACGGGATGAAATGATGTGGGACTTCATAGTGGTAAGCTGGAAAGGTATAGAAGACGGCAAGGGCAAACAACTTCCGTGTACTACTGAAACCAGAAAAAAATTAATGAAGGGTTCTGTATTATTTGCAAACTTTATCGGTGAATGTCTTGAGAAGTTAAATGCTGATTCAGACATGATACTTCAGGACAAGGAAAAAAACTTGCCGAGTTCTGCATAGCACTTGCAGAAAAGAATGACTGTGAACAATGCAGGAAAGCACATGAGGCGTTTGACAGGCAAGAACCGGATTGTTGGGAGTGTCTTCCTCCTTTGTGGCCAACAAACGCAGAAGCGCTCGACGTTTATTTAAAAGTACACAATCAGCATATTATGAGTTTTGCAGGGGCGGTAGACTTGGATGTTAATACGCTGATAAACGTAATCAAGTTTAAAAACATAGCCAACACAGAAGAAGTTTTTAACTCGGTGCATCGGGCATACCAGAAGGTAAAAAAACATTTAGCGGATAAGGAACCTATAAAATGAGTGCCGCCGGAACAATCTGGATAAACTTAAAAGCAGACACGAAAGACTTCATCCGCGGCTTGGCAAAGGCACAGCGCCGAGTTATGCGGGCAGTGACCGTTATGAGCAAAGGGTTTAATATCATTAGGAAAAGTGTCATGTCGTTAAGAAACGCGGTTGTGCTTTTAGCCGGTGCTTATGGTATGGCAAAGTTGGCATCCAGCTTTCTCGAAGCGTCAAAAGCGGCAGAAGGATTTCAGGTCAGACTTACCGCGTTGCTTGGTGGAGTAAGAGAGGGTAATCGTTTGTTCTCTGCAATGACAGAATACGCCACTTCTGTTCCGTTTACTTATGAGGAAATCATGGCGTCGGCAACTTCCTTGGCTGGCGTTATGAAGGGCGGCGTTGATGAAATAACAAAATGGATGCC